GGTGCCATTGCCCTTGTGCCTCAAGCCCTTCCTTGCCTCGGCCTCAGCGGATGCATCCAGCATGGCATAGAACTCGGCATCGCTCGGCGCCTCGGGTTTTGTCTCGCCGCCGTGTACCTTGTTCCATCCATCCACAGCCGCCGCGAACTGCCAGATCGAACAGCGGTCGACGGCGTCCGGCGACAACCCTATTGCAGCGCCGAGCCCGTAGATGTCGGAGAATTTGAGCCGTCCGTCGCCGTCCTCTCCGCTGCCGGCGCCGGATCTTTTCCCACCTGGTCGTCAGGCGGCCCGAACATGGCGGTTTGCAGGATGGTGCGCGCGGTCGGCATGTGGGTGAAGTAGGCGCCGGTTTCGATGTGGCGTTTCACCAGAACCAGCGCGCGATCGGATTTCATGCCGCCGCCGATTAACCCCAACCGGATCACCTCGCGCACGTCATGCGGCCAGGCGTTGCCCTCGAGCAGCGCCCGCAGCAATGCCATTGGCCCGAGCGGCGGTTCGCCGATCTCCAGCCGCGGCTTGTTGACGCTTTCCTGCAACTCGCGCCATTGCCCGAACGCAATGCGAAAGGAATATTCCGCATCGCCGAACTGCAGCGCGACCGTGCCGTCCTCCACGCTCATGGCATTGCCCTGGCGTCACGGGACGGCGGCGCCATTCGACGCGAAACGCCGCGGGTGTCGCGGGCTTCCTCATCGGCAACCACGATTACCTCGGGCACCACGGCGCCGTCGGACACGATCGACACCGTCATCTGCACCTTGTCGCCGCGCTCGCCGGTGATGGCAAACTCCTGCAGCTTGGCCGGCATGATCCAGGCGTATTCCGGCGGGCTGCCGAGTTCGATGCGGATGTTGCGGGTGTCTCCCTCGTTCCACCAGTCTTCCCATGTGGCGAAAGACTCAGCAGCCACCACGCCAGAGCCGGCAATGGATGCCTGATAGCTGACCACGTCGCGGCCAAGCCAGGACGGCGCGTCGGGCTCGTCGCAATCGGGGATGTTGGTGTCGTTCAGGTTGGCGGTGCGGGTGAAGCCCTTCGAGGTCAGGCCGCAGGGATCGGTGAACACCTCGGGAGCAGCGCCATCGCCGATCTTGATCAGGAACTTTGAGAATGGGTAGGTGGTCGCGATCGTCATTGGGATTGCTCCAATAAAAAAGCCCCCGCCGCTTTCGCGACGAGGGCCAGGTTTCAGGCTTCGGTGGTTCGGCTAGTCGGTGAGCGCGTGGACGGTGATGACGGCGTGCGCGGTGATCCCGTCGGGGTCGCGCATGTATTGGGTTTGCTCCACCGTCATCTCGACCAGCCGCGGCGGCGCATCGAGCACGATCGGCGCCAGGTCGAGCGCCTTCGCCACCGCGGCGCCGAGTTGCTTGACCTGCACGGTATCTGGCCCGGCGGCCCAGCCGTCGAGCGTCACGAATGCTTCGCCGCCGTCCAGGCAACTGCCATGCTCAGGCAGCATCTGGAACGGTCCGAATGACAGATAGGGTTTCACGGCCCCGCCCGGCACCGCGTCATAGATGCGGCCTGCAATGATGGCGTTGACGCCGGCATCGGCTTTCAGCACGGCCACCAATGCTTTCTGTAACTGCAGCGACGGGTCGGAATAGCTCATTTAATCACCGACTTCACCCACAGGATTAGTCGCTGCGCTATCCCAATCCCGCATCGCCCCTCTAGCACCTCGATACGGGCTTTGTAGTCGCGAGCAATCGTCATGGCATTGTCGAGTTGGGTTAGAACGCCAACCAATTCCGGGAGCGGTTTCCAGTCCGGGTTGTATGGGAAATGCTCATCGACGAAGTGCTCCAAAAGCCGAGTGGCATATCCTAGTGCTTCCTCTTGTTTCGCTTCAAGTTCTTCAATGCGCGCAAACGGCTCGAATGCTAGTGTGCTCACACCGCCACCCCGGTTTCGGCGATCAATTCAAGCCAAAGTCCATGATTTCCTGAACCGCTATCAGGATCAGCGATAGTCCGAATATTCATAACCGTGTCTTCGTTCCTCGGATTTGGAACAAGCCACGTTGCACGCCAATCCGTTCGGATTTGTTTGGTGTCCGGCGATTGTCTTATTCGTAAAATGTAGGGTTGCCGCCCGGCCAATTGCGCCGCCGCAACTGCTTCGCCGCCTAGCTTCGGGATGTTCTGGCTTGATACCGTAAACATCTCCTGCCAACCCTGGATGGGATTTCCATACCCATCGTCCCCGAGCGCAGGTTTATCAAATCTTACGCGGGACCGCAGCTCGCCAGCTCCACTTCCCCCTAGCATTGTGCTATACTCGGTCGCAGGAAGGTGGCGGTTGCACGCCACCTCCCTGCTAAACACAACAGCCTGTTGAGGAGGCCATTATGTCTGCTTTCCAAGATATCACCGGAAAACGATTTGGGCGACTGACCGTCATAGAACGCTCGAATAACACCAAACATAAAAAAGCCCGTTGGCGGTGTCGCTGCACTTGCAGCAGCGAATGTATCGTTATCGCTGGCAGTCTGACTTCTGGACGAACACAATCCTGCGGCTGCATTCACAACGAACAAATGGTTCAACGTAATACCAACCACAGTCTTTCGAAGCACTCGCTCTATCCGATATGGCTTGGCATGATGCAGCGTTGCCACAATCCACGTTCGGACTCTTATGTTTATTATGGGGAGCGAGGAATTACAGTTTGTAAGCGATGGCAGGATGTTGAGAATTTTATCGATGATCTTCCACCGCGCCCATCGTTGAAACATTCGCTTGATCGAATAGATAACAATTCTGGCTACAGGCCGGAGAATTGCCGATGGGCCACGCAAATCGAACAAAACAACAATCGACGAACATCTATCTATCAACGTGGCCAAGGTCAGAAAAGCCATTTGGTTGCAGCGTTCGGTCAAAGTCATCGCGCCCGCGCCATATTCCGGCGCCGCCATTTAGTGTCGCCTCCGCTTCGGCCGGAAGGCATGGCCGGCGTCGACCATGTCGCGGGTGAGATAAGTACCGGCAGGATCGCAAGGAGATATAACCCTGCCGGCCCCGTGGCGCTCGATCTCGCGGGCAGCGATCTCGAGCACCCGAGCGTAGGTGACGCCGCCGCGAAACCGCACGGTGCGGCGCGGATGCAGCGGGTAGTCGAAATCCCTGAAAAGTTCGACTGTTTTCACGCGCGAACACCCTTCACACATTGGAACCAATATGTTACGATTACCGCATGCCAGTATTCAAAGACCTTATCGGGAAACAATTTAATCGGCTCACCGTGATTGAGCGGGTGCGGCACGAACACCGACTGGTGCATTGGCGCTGTCAATGTTCCTGCGGAAACGAAACAATCCTGCGCTCGTCGCAATTGAGTACCCCGCGACCAACGCAATCGTGCGGATGTTGGCGACGAGATGCCGTCCGAACGCATGGCATGACCTATCATCCTACTTACGGATCGTGGCACGCCATGTTGCAGCGGTGCACTAATGCCAAAACCAGACGATGGAAACATTACGGTGGTCGCGGTATTAGCGTTTGTGAAAGTTGGCGAAAATTCGATAACTTTCTTGCCGACATGGGCGAGCGTCCGGAACACCACACGCTTGATCGTATCGACAACGACGGCAATTACGAACCGGGAAATTGCCGATGGTCGACCATTGGTGATCAAAATTCCAACCGCCGTAAACTGATTGAAAAGCGCAGCAACGTTGTGACGGCTTTCGGCAAAACGTTGACGGTTGCCGAATGGTCGCGGAGGACAGGCATCAATAGAGCAACACTGTACTGGCGAGCAAATCAAGGATGGCCGCCAGAAGATGTTTTGCGAAAGCCCTAGCATCGAGGATACCAATAGGTCGAAATCACATCGGTCATCCATCCTGGTGACTGAGCTTCGGTGCCCATCACCAGAATTTCCCGGTTCTCATACAAATGCGCGGTGTAGCGCAGCACCGCATCGGTAATGCCGGGATCGAGTTCGTCGGCGTCGGCATAGCCGGACGGAATTTCCACCGCCATGCCGTCAGCGAACTCGCCTGCCATCACATACAGCCCGACGCCGTGCGTCGACATCGCGGTGATGGTGTACCCAGCCGAGACGTCGCCATCGGCGTCAACCGTGAAACTGTTGACCGGCGACACCGGCACCTGCGCCAGGCCGTTGCAAAAGTTGCCGCTGCTCGGTGTCCAGGTCCAGGTCACCGGATTAACCGAGACGTTGGTGGCCCGCTCGAACCAGTTAATCGCCCGCTTGATGGCGTCGGTGATGTAGACGTCGTCATAAGTGCCATCGACGCGCAGGTGCGCTTTCGCCAGCGGCAGCAGCGCGGTCGGCAATGCGGCG